CTTCTTCTTCGATAGCTAACTCAACTTCCGTTTCTTTAACCTCTTTTAATTTGCTTAGTTCAGCTTTTAAAGTTTCGTTCTCTTCTTTTAGTTTTTCTATTTCAGAAAAGAAAGTTTCTTTAACTACGCTTTCGATTGTTTTCTTAGCAGTTGGTTTTTCAGTTTCCATTTCTTCCTTTTTCTCGGTTTCAACTTCTACCTCAGCCTCTGGCTCTTCAACTTCTTCTTCTTTTTCTTTAACTTCGGAAATAACACCCTCTTCAATTACGATTAACATACGTCCATCTTCAAACTCATACTCACCTACTGGCAAAGGAATTTTTTGTTCGTCTTCCGTTACGATAAATACTTCGTTACCTGCTTCGAATGAGTCAGCTTCTAAAACTGTTACTCCATCCATTAATTTCATTTGCTCAAGTTTTACTTCCATTCCGAGCAAAGTTTTGATTTGGTTTATTAGGCTATTTTTCATTTTTATTTTATTTATTAAAAATTATCAGTTAAATCCAAATAATTTAATTCGAATTTTTCAATTGCTTTTCTTAGTTCAAACAAGTCACTATCTTCTGCTATTGCTTCTTTTAAATTTGCCGTAACATTTGCAGGAATTTCAACTCCTAAATCTTTAGCTTGTTTTGAAATTAAATCGTAATCTTTTCGGGCTTGTTCAATTTTTTTCCTTGTTGTATCAATTATTGGCAAGGTTGTATTTACTAATGCACTAACCGATTTTCTACCTGTTGCTGCAACATTTCTTCCTGCGCCTTTAATTTCTTCTAAAACTTTATTCAAGTTATCTATTGAACCTAACTGAACTTCATGCGAAGCCAACTTAGTTTCCTCTTTGAATAGTTTACTGAAAACTGTTTTTAGTGTATTCATAACTTATTAACTTTTATAATTTTTACTTGTTCCTTTTTTATCCGTTTTGACGTACGATCGTTCTTACTCCGTCTATTTCTGTAATCGTTACGTTTTGTGGCGTTACACTCGCTGTTTTACCTATCCCTTGAGCTTGTAAACTTCCGTCGCAACATTCTTTAGAGTATTTACCGTCTTTACATAAACAACCCCTTTTACCACCACGTGGACTTACTTTGCTTTCCGTTCTCATTTATTTACAATATTGATTTTAATTTATCGTTTATGAATACTAATTCATCAAAATCATTTTGAATATCATTTTTTAAAAATTCAAAGTCTTTTATTTCATCGGTTAAACCTAAAGATTTTAAGCCTATAATAGTTTTTTGTATTTTTTCGTTGTATGTTCCAACTTGTTCAATGCCTTTTAAAACGTTAGTTCTAATTGCTTGAATTTGTTCAATATACTTTGTAGTATTACCGCTTTGTATTTTATTGTATTCGCTTCTAAATTTATCAATAGAAGCAAGTTCAACTTCGTGTTTTGCTAATTTGACCTCGTTAGCGTTTGATTCCATCTTTGAAATCATTTTTAGAATGTTATTCATTTTTTTCATTTTTATTTATTTTTGATTTGTTCTAACTTTCTTTGCGCCCATTCTATTCCAGCGTCACCACCCCAGCTTAGCCACATTAAACGACCGCATCCATCCCCTAACTCCTTTTGTGAACTTTGTCTATGTCGCTCAAAACTTGCCATTCGTGAAATTGTATCTTCGCTTATATTCTCTCCGTTTGCTAATTGGTTGGCACGGGCTTTTCCTACTGGAGTTCCGCAATCACCCCATCCGTTTTCTTCAGCATAACGTAAAGCTATTTTAGCATTTTCACTTGCTTCTTTTGGATAGTCGTTGTAAGTTTCTAATTTGTATTGTTCGTCTTTTAGTATCAAATCACGAATAGCATTAATCAATCTATCATCTTCAGTTTCTTGTAAACTCATTTCGTATTTATCTACAAAGTAACCCTCAATGCTGAATCCTTTTACTTCACCTGCTTTTACCTTGTTCCAGATTTCATCGTTGTTTACTTTCATTGAAATCATCCAAGTGCCTTTAGGTAAATTGAAGTTATATAATCGACTTTTATCCGTCTTTTCGTCTTCAATAATCCAGCTTTCAACAACCGACATCCCGTCAAGCATTTTCTTTTCGTGTTCTAACGTGGCGTTGTTTTGGTTAGCTCGCATTAAAAATAACTCCGATGCTTTGCGTACTGTTTCCTCACTAAAATAAATATAGAATTCTTTGTCTCCGTTTTTACGGTAAATCTGTTTGTTAGGAACTAAAGCCGCACCCATTAAGATACGCTTTTCTCCGTCTACTTCTTTAAGTTCAACTTCGTGTTTTTTTAAGGCTACAAAATTCTCTTCTATTGCTGGACTTTCAACAACTGAAACCGCATTGATACCGCTTTCGATTTTATTCTCATCAATAAGCAGTTCTATAATTTCCATCTTTGCCATAACTATCTAACTTATAATGTTGCGTTTTGTAACCTATTTCTATCTAAACTTTGAGCCGAAGTAACCTCACCACTAACTACATAAGCTTTTGTAGGCTGTTGTTGTAATGTTGCTAATTGGTTTATCCCGCTTGTTCCGATAGTTTGAAATTGAGGAGCTTGTACCTGACCGCCACCACCTCCACCAGCAGGCGCACCACCACCGCCACCACCTTGCGAACCGCCTTCAAACTTTTGTGATGCAATCTTTGCCACGTTTACTAAACCTGCAGCAACTGCTAAACCTGCTGCAATACCACCACGAACGGGAGACGTTGGGTCAGGAACTGGTAAGAACTGCGAAGCATAAGCACCCGTAGCACTTTGATAAGTATTGATTAATGCGCTTGCAACTTGAGCAGCCTTTTGAACTTGGAATGCGCGTTTGGCTTGTTTCTCGGACTTCTTACCGAATAATTCTGTAATACTTGAAACTATTTCTAAGCCTTGTTGAATTGACTTAACTTTAAATGAGTTAGCTTGCTCGTCTATTCTTTGCGCTCTTACTGCTTGAGCTTCTAAGATTTTTGTTTTTAATTCAGCTGCTTTACGTTCTGCCTCAACTTCTTCGTTTAATTGACCTTGTAAAGTTTGAGTTCTTGATTCACCAAGTATTTTTAATTTATCAAGTTTTACAGTTTCCTGCTTTAAAAGATTGTTATTGTCTTCATCAATAGCTTTACGTAATTTTTCAGCGTTGTTTTCTCTTGCAAGTTCTAATTGCGCACCTGAAAGGTTTTCTAACTTTAATCTTTTATCGAGTAAATCTTTTAATATCTTTTCATCCGTGTTTGCCTTCTTTATTTCAAGTTCTATTAAAGCGTCAAGTTCGGCTTTCTTAGTGTCAACTGTTGACTGACTTCCTTGCTTATCTATTTGTTGAATTGCTAAAACATAACCAGCTCTTTTGTTTTTTAAATCTGTTAATTGCTTTTGTGTTTCTTCTTGTAACTTAATACCATCCTCCTTTACTTGTTCAGGGTCAAATAATAATTTAGCGCCTTTTTCCGCCATTGAGTCAAAGAACTTATTAGCTTCTTTTAATGGTTCTAAATCAATTAATTTACCACCACCTAACGCTTCACTCACATAATTAGCACCTTTAATTAAAAGGTCAATTTGTGCTATCATTGCCGTTACAGGAATTAAAGCAATCTTAGTAATTGCTGCAATAACCTTTTTAGCTATTTCAAAGTTTCTAATTGTTGCTTCTTCTTGAGCTTTAGCCGTAATTTGATTTTGCTTTATTTGTTCTTCTGTAGCAGCTATAACTAAATCTATTTGCTTAATTTTAAGTTGTAAGATTTGCTTTTCTGATTTACCTTGTAATTTTAAAATGTTGTCTTGAGAATCTAACGCTGTTAATTTTTCGTTTTCAATAGTTACATTCTTTTCCGCCTTTTTGTTTAACGCTTCTTGTTCATCACTTACACCGCTAACAGCTTCTTTAATATCGTCCCAATATGCTACAATACTTCCTAACGCAATAACTAAAAGACCAATACCAGTAGCAGCTATTCCAGTTCTAATACCTTTTAAAGCAGTCATAGCAACAGTTCCTAATTGCTTAAATGAATCTTTAGCCTCCATTAAACCTTGAATACCTTGAGAAAGTGCCATTGCAGACTGAACTTTCAGCATAGCTTCTTCTACTGCTTGACCCTCAACACCTATTAATCCAAGTCCGCCTTGAACAGCCTGAAAACCATCTAAAACACCACCAATAGACCTACTTAATGCAGTAAATTTAGCATCAGGATTAAATGCGTCTACTAAATCATTTGTAAACCCAATTTGGTCTTTTAATTCAGCAGCTTTTTGAGCCGCCTTAACAGCTTCCGCAGAAGTTTCTCCATAGGCTGCCGCAACATTCTGTAATTCTTTTACAGCGTCTTTATATTGTTGTTTAAGGGTTTTACTATTATCTTGTATTTCTAACTCAATCGTTCTTTTTTCTGCCATTGTACTTTCGTTTCTGCTGTTTATAAATCTTTTTTAGGCTCGAAGTGTATTCGTGTTTTCCTTTCGCTATGTCGACAATCTCACTTACATTAAAGAAATCATCGGTTTTTAAAAGTTCTAATATTTGTAATATCATTCTTGAGCTATTATTATTGTTGTATATCCAATTGAGCCATTAGCATACGTATAAGTAACGTCTAATTCTATTACTTGTACTGAGCTTTCTTCAGTAATTAGGTTTTGACCTATTTCTGTAATTATTGGGTTCGTGTTTTCGGCTGTTATATTGCTTGTAGTGTTAGCATTCGCAGGAATACAAACTTCTACTAACTGATTTTCTGTTATAGTGCTTGGAGTAATTGTAACACCAACAGTACTTGAAGCAATCGTTGCACTAACTACGCCATTTGGAAAAGGTATATTAACGTCTAAACATTGAGCGTTAGGATCAGGGTTAATTGGGTCTTGAGCAATTAAAGGCCTGAAGTCTAAATATAAACTAAAATTTACTTCACCAGTTGTTAGGTTACTTTTCATTTCGTTTATAATATATCTTTTGTCTCGTATTATAACCCTATCGTTTAATCTAAGCTCTGTTAATAGACTAATTGGTAAAATTGTCTTAACGTTAATTAAACGTTGCTTTAAATCGAATAAATTACTTAGGTAAGGAAAATAATACGTAGCGTATAACCCGTTGTTTATAGTTTCTAAATGTATTATTGAATTGTCAGCCCCAAAGTTTAAACTATATTTCGTGTTTTGGTAACTTAAATCCTGCCCGAATAAAGCATAACTATCAATGTTTAAATTAGTAGTCCCATTATAGAATCTTATATCATGCGGCAAAGAATCACTTGCTCCATAAAAATAAAATAAACAAGGTTTTGGAGTGTATGCGTTATAACTTTCATTTAAGGCATATCCTAATATCGCATATTGATTTGAATTGTCTACGCTTCTTGCAAATAATAAGTTTTCAAATGGGCTTTCTATTACATACTCGCTTCCGTCATAATCAAATTGATATTCTAAGTTTCCGTATTGCTGATTATAAGTTTTAAAATAATTCTTATTTACAAACGATTCGCTTTCTTGATATTTGAAGTTTATTTTCTTGAACAATTTAACACGTTCAATGTCTATTGAATCTAAATCCGTATATTCGGTTATGTCAACAAGCGCACCTTGACTATACCATAAATCTAAAGGTAAAACTTGATAAACGTTTTCTTCTACACCTATACAAGTCATATTAAACTCTAATAAAATACCACGCAGAAAGTCCTCAACTTTCATGTCAGGCATTACGTTGTTTAAGTTTATGTTTCCACTTAACGTGTTCGAAGAAGTTGAAAGAATTGAATAGTTGTTGTCGTATTCAGGCAAATTAGTTATAGGGTCATAAAAAATACCTTGTATCGTATAAACAATAGAATAATCTAAAGTCATTGCAGCACCTGCTCTAACTTTAAACGTTATAATTGAATTTAAACCTGCTGTATTATCTATGTAAATTACAGGCAAGCCACCAACAACATCCGCAGTTAAAGTTCTATTGTAGTTCCCGTCTTGGAAAACATCTATGTAAAATGTTCCTGAAGCACTTTTAGAAGTTACAGAAATTTCTATTTGATGCGTTTGAACGTCTTGTAAATATTGAAGGTTTATTGTGTTATCTAATAAGTCTATATAATCGCTTGGGTCGTAAGGATTTAAACCACCTACAAGCGTATATACTATTGCGTCTAAGTCAATATCCTGAGCTTCACTTACCCATTGATATTCATTCGTGTTTTTGCCCCATAAAAATAAACGTCTAAATCGTTGGTCATTAAAAAACGAACTTTCAAATGTTATTCCGTATTTATTTTCAATAGCTTCAAATATCTTACTTACCTTAACTGCAGGAAAAAGCTCATCATATTGAATAGCGTGTGCGTTTTGTGTTATATCCTGCGTTCCATGATGATATTCCCATAATCTTGAGTTAGCGATTAATGGATAGCGCACATCGTATTCTGTTACTGAATCCGTTATCCTGTCATAAATATTGTTTCCAGTAAAAGCAAATTCTAAACTACTAAAATCTAAGTCTTTTAATTTGTCTTCTCCAAACTTATCTTTTAACGCAAGTATATCGCCATAAAAAGTAATAGTGTAACTTTCTACTTGTCCGTTTTTTACATTCGCCTTTTCGAGCTGTATCTTTCCACGCCTAAAAAAAGTAAGGTCTATTTCAATAAAAGCATCACGTCGTAAATTTTGGTCTATTGTTGGGTTTACATCTGACTGATAAAAGTGTTCAAATATCTCGTTGTTATGAGGCGTAGCAGGAACGGTGAAACTTTGCGAAAAGTCAGTAAATACTTTTGATATATCCGAAATGTTTTGAACGCTTGAAGTAACGTTTATTTGTTCGTCGTTGAATAACTCTACTTGAACACCCTCTATAAATACGCCTACTATCCGATTCATATTACATTGTTAATTGCATTGTAAGCAAATTCAAACTCCATTTGGTAGTTAATCATTTTCGTGTTTATGCTTTTGAATAACTCCGTGCTTTGCGTGTTTAGTTTTACTGGCAAAGAATTAAGTAATATCCTTTCACTCAACATTAACTGCTTAACTATTTCTTTAAAGTCTTCACGCACCCAATCTGTATTTACTTTAATTGTTTTTTTGCCGTTTACGTTAAATGATTTTCTTTGTCCTACTAAAGTGCTGTAATTAGGAAAAGTTCCTTGCATTAAATTATAATCCGTCTTTTCAACGCTTAACGTATCATTAGAAGCGCCGAAAAACCACGTCCTTTGCCAACCTCCATACTTGTTTACAAAGTCGCATACAATCGGAGTATACTTACAGTTTAAATAAGGCTCAAAATATGCAGTATATAAAACAACACCTGACAAAACATAAAATATTTCTAACTTGTTTCCATCTGCATAATAAGATTGATGAACTTTACGAACATCAATTACTGAACTATTGCTTATTGATTGAACTTGAGTTGCTCCAGTTCTTAAATTAGTCCATCTTGCGCTTACTGCTGTTGAGGTTGTAGCTACAGTTATAAAGTTACTTCTATAATCCGTGTTTGTGCTTGGATTAATATTAGAATCATAAGCATAAAAGAAAGTCCCTTCATCATGTAAAATATCGTAGCTTAAAGTTGGGTTATAACCTTGCTCATAATAACCAAACCCATCAAATGCTTTATAGCTTGTAGTGTCTAATAAAGTGTAAGTTGTTCCGTCTAATTTATAACGTTTTACTTGCACGTTACACCATTGAGCTGTTGGAGTAGTTGTATTGTTATTCCAGTTAGTTTGACGTTCATCAAAATTTAGGTATTCACGAATGTAAGGTGAGATATTATAATACGTGTTTACGTTGTTTGAAGCTGGAATTAATTTGCTAAGTGTATATTGAGGGTCTGTTGGAGCTGAACCAGTGCCATTCCAAATTCTTAATTCTATCTTTGAACCTTCTTGTCCAGATTCGGCTATTGTTACTATAAAAGGTGAACGTGCAAAAATACTCATTTTATATTTTTTAAGTTTTGATTTAATATTGAATTTAAAAGCGTTTCGGCGTCTAATCCGTATTTATCTATTAATACATCAGGAAGCTTTTTAAATGCTTTCTCAAATGGCTTAGTAAAGAATAAAGAAGGTTTGATTCCGTATTTTTGTATATGCGCTGCCAAAGCAAATTTAATTCCTGAACGCGAAGCGAATTTTCCACTTTTTGTTCTCGGTGCTAACCCTTTACGAACTACCCATTTATCAAAATGTCTTGGGCTTGGTCTATTTGATAAACCTGATTTATATGAATAATCTGTATTGTATTTTTTATCTGTACCAGAAACTCCTTTATCCTGAAAGTTCCCGTAATCCTCCATGTCAAAGTAAATACCTATTGAGTTAGGAAACTCTTTAACCTCGCCTTGTATTGATTGTGCTAATTTACCAGACGAGTTTTTATTTTGGCGTTTAAGTTCGGCTTTTGCTTCCTTAACAACCTCATCTCTGAATTTCTCTAAAGCCTTTAGAACTTCACTCATCAGCAAATTGTCATTGAGTTAGGAACTAAAATATCTAAGGTCATTGTCCAACCTGCTAAATAGTTTTCAAATCTTTCTGCAAATGGTTCTACTGTTGCGTTGCCGTCAACCATAAAATTATCGCTGAATAAGTCTCCACGTCTTAGACTTTCGTAAAGTCTATTTTGAACAGCAAACATTGTATTTAAAACGTCTTGTTCGTTATTGTCTCCGATAAATATATTCGTGTTTTCGTTCTTTGAAATGTCAACAATATCCATACATAAAATAGATACATTAAAACGAATGATATTATTTTCAATTGAACTTGAATTAACTATCAAATGAGCCAACGGAAAAATAGTTTGCTTAGATAAATCAACCGCAAATATATCGCCTTCAGTAACCGTATTAATAAACGCGTCGTTATCGAAGTGTCCTTTTAAAGTGTCAAGTAAATTATAATAGTTACCCATGTCTCATTTTTCTTTTTAATTCGTTATTCTCTATTTCAGTTCTTTGTCTTTCGTAAGTAAGGTAGGTAAGGCACTTCCGTATTCCCAATTTGGTAACTTCATCAAACTTTGTAACATCTCCTTTAGCGAGTGCATAGATTGAATTATACCATCCCCATTGCTTGTTGAACTGAGCGCGCTCTGAATAGTCGTTTGTAGCTCCTTGTTCTTCATCATCTCCTGCTCCAAAGAGATAAGCGTAGCTTGAACTAAGTCGTTTCCTAAACGATAAAAAAAAACCGAAGCAGCCATTGCAATATCTAACGGAGCGTATTTCATTAGTTCGGCAAATTCATCCGTTCCTGAATAACCCATTATTTCATACGTGCCTTGTTTCGTCTTTTTGGTTATCGGTCTGTATAAAACCGACATTGCTTTATGGAAACTTTCGACCTTACCGATATTATGGTCTAAGTCTACATACTCACCGAAACTCATATCCTCGAGATTAGGAATGAAGCCAAACTCCATACCTTGTATTTTAAATGTTGTTTTGAACTCCGTCTTTTGCTGGAATAGTTCGTTAAAATGATTCGCTAACCCAACAACATCGCTCCATTTAATCTTTAATACGTCTTTCATATTTAAACCGCAGAAAATCTCAATAGACTTTTGTGCTATTAACTCTTCATCGTTTGAACCCTCAACAAGTTTTATAAACTTTTGATAGTTCATTAATGGAATTTCACTTAAACTTGTAGGAATTACTATTTCCGTTGTCATAATTATTTAACTTTATATTTGATAATTGTAGTAAGCTAAGGCAATATCAAACGCTTTCGCTAACATTTGAGTATGTATTCGTATTTTCATAGGATCATCAAACACTATCCTAACCCTAATACCTTTTTTTTCTAAGATGAATTTCTCAACTATGCGCACCATTAACGGTAGGTCATCTGTCATTTATGTAAATTAATGAATAAAATACTGCCCATAATGAGGGTTAACTCCCAACACTTCCATTTCGTGGTAACGGATTGCGTCTATTGAGTGGTTATTAAAGTCGATAGGCTTATTAAGACGAACGCCAGTTTTATCAGTGTCCCAAATGTAACCGCGCAATTCTTTGATTAGATTAGTGCTGTTTGAGGTTACCAAATACTCTTGGCTTTGCATTATTTGAATACCGAAGTTTATTGAGTCTTTGCCTTTTGTTACGCCTTTAATCGTCTTTCCGTATCTTCTTATTTCTTCGATTGACTTAGGTTCTGAGCTGTCCGCATAAATTGGTACGTTACCAGGTAGCACTTTAGCTATGTCGCTGTTTATCATTCCTGTTTTGTAAACAAGTTCGTTTAAGATTCTTTGACCATTCCATGTATAAACTTCAACGGCTGCTGTTGGGTCGTTTGTATATCCAAAGTCAAGTCCTATTCCTATCAATCTCGCATCACTTGGAACTTTGTCTATTTGTTTCCAGTTGCTGAATATAACGCCTTCTAACATTCCTATTTCACCTAAACCATATACACGCCACCAATTACTCCAATAAGTGCTTGTAAGAGCTTTTTCTCTATTCTTTTCTATTTGGTCAATAATTGACTTGTCAAGAGCTTCGTTGTCTTTGTAGGTTAGAATTATAAAGTCTGCATCAGGTTCGTCTTTTAGTTCGGTATGTACCCAGAATTCGCTGGTAGGGTTAAAATCTAAGTAAACAAATTTCTTTGTTCTAATATTAAGCTGCTGGAAACTTTCAAAGTTTACGTTGTTACATTCGTTTATAAATAGAATATCACGCCTTGCACCCCTTAATTTGTCGGGTTGGTCTGCGCTAAAAAATTCAATGTAACTGCCTTTATTAAATCGATATGTGAGACTTGACTGATTGAAATTACCTTCGTTAAAATTACCTATCCATCGCATTATTTTTATAAAATCTTTTAATGCTCCTCTTTTAATATGTGGTATTGATTCAGCAACTACCGATATTTCGCTGTTCGGGTTATCAATAGCATACTGAATTAAAAAAGTAAGTATTGTAAACGTTTTCGAACTTGAAGTTCCGCCCTGGATAATTCTAATTCTTTTTTTTAATTGTGCTATTTTTTTCTGCGCTGTTGTTTTAGTCAACATCTATATCAAGTTTATTAAATATAGGTTTTTCAGCTTCTTCGGTTACCGTGTGGTTCATTGCCAATTTACGTAGCTCTTCAGGTGAAGCAATCAGTTTCATTAACGCCATTTGTAAAGCTGGTGCGTTTGACTTATACCATTTTGAACGCATTGAAACTTTTAATTCAGTTCTGTTTTGGTTTAATAATTCTTTTAGCTCCTCCGATTTTTCCATTTCCCAAGCATAAAATGTACTGGAGGAAATAGGAAGGTAGGCTATAATATCATCAAAAAAAAACAATCGGTGTTTAACAATCATTTCTTTTGCTTGTTCGTATATCTTTTTTTTATCGTATCCCATTGTACGTTGTAATTTCGTTGTTTATTTTATTAAATTTAAAAATTCATTACGAGCGTTTAAATCAGTTTTGAATACTCCTAACATTTTGGATGTTGATGTCCATGTATCATGTTTTTTAACGCCTCGCATACACATACAAAGGTGCTGCGCCTTTAAATGAACTGCTACTCCTTTTGGATTAAGTTCGTTTTGTAATCGTTCTGCAATTTGTGATGTTATTCTTTCTTGGTTTTGAAAACGATTTGCGTATAAATCAACCGTTCGTGCTAATTTACTTAAACCTACTATTTTTTCATTAGGAATATAAGCTACGTCAGCAGTACCAAAAAATGGTGCAGTATGGTGTTCACATATCGAATAAAAAGGAATATTTGTTTGAATTATCATTTCATCAGTTCCTTCAGCATCAAAAGTTGTAAAATTAAATTCCTTTGGTTCTAAAAATTCACGCATAAATTTGATGTAACGCTTTGGTGTATCTTTTAAACCTTCTCGATTAGTATCTTCTCCTAAATGTTCTAAAATAGCTTTAAAATGCCATTCAGGGCTGTTTATAATATATTCCATATTTTATGATTTTGAAGTGATAATTTCCATTTTGGATTTTGTATACATAAGTCAATGCAATGTTTTAAATTATCCGTGTTTATGTTAAAACCATCTGAATGCGGACTTAACCAATAATGATTTGCTTGTATACTTGGTTCGGGAATAGATTGACCTTTATGTCTTACATAACGTAATTCACTTACTCCGTTTTGAAAGTTTTTTTTTATTACGTGTTCTGCTACCTTTGGAGAAACACAGATAAAATCTAAGCCTTCGGGTGCAGGATGAAGACCGCTTGTTTCTACTGCTTGATAATATCCGTTTTGTTTAAAATAACAAATAATTTCAAAAGTTAATTGGTCTAAAGGTTCACCACCAGTCCAAGTAATTTCTTTACATCCATTTGCGTTTTCACTAATCCAATTTTCAATTTCTTGGATTTTCATTTCTTTGCCGCTTTCAAATTCAGTATCGCATTTTATTCCAGCCGAAAAACAAGCATTTTTTGCTTTGCAACCTTGTAATCTTATAAATATTGTTGGCGTTCCTATTCTGGCTCCCTCACCTTGAAGGGAATAAAAAATTTCACTTACTTTTAATTTCATAAATAACGTTTGAAGATTCTGTTTCTGCTAATTGTATTTCGGTTATTTTTAAACCTGTTTCGTTTTGTATTCGTGTAAATAACCAAATTGCCATGTTTTCTGCTGAGGTTTCAAAAGGTAGTTTTTTAATTGGTTCATTTGCTAACTCCAAAACAAACACCAGTGGGTCGTTTTCATATAATAAAAACCAGTGACAATATTCTTTTATAATTGGTTCAACCAATTTATCAATATCTGAAAATAAAAATGTAATTCCTCCTTCGTTAATTTGTTCAAATTTAAACTTACATTTTACTTTGTAAGTATGCCCGTGAATGCGACCACATTTTTCACCACCAGCTTTATTTCTATGCGCTGCGTAAAAGTGATATTTTTTTTCTATTATCATAACCATCCTTTTTGTTTTGCTTCATAATAACCTTTAACTCTTAATTCAGTTGCTGGATTATTATTTAATCCATAACCCCACTCATTTTTTATCATATTTCCATTATAATCTGTTAATGTATCATTTATTATTACATCTAAACAATTCAAATCTTTTGCCATTTTCCATGTTTCTGCTTTATTCAAATACATTAAAGGAGTGTGTATTTTAACGTCTCCAATTCCCAATCCGAGGCTCAAAGATAATTCAATTGCATCAATAGTTGTCTGTCTGCAATCTGGGTATCCTGAGTAATCCGTTTGACACACTCCCGTAACTATATTATTTGCTCTAATTTCAGCACAATAAGAACCTGCAATAGTCAAAAATAAAATATTTCTTCCAGCTGTAAAACTTGCTGGTAATTCTTGATTAATTTTACTTTTTTTATTGTGATTTGTGTTTTCTGTTAAACTACTCGGCGCAAGTAAATTTTTTACGTCAAATATTTTATAATTAACATCAATATTATTCGCTATTTTTTGAGCCTGTATTAATTCTTGTTTATGCATTTGTCCGTAATCAAATCCAATAGCATAAATCTCTTTAAAATGTTTTTTTGCCCAATATAAACAGGTTGTTGAGTCCTGACCTCCGCTTAATAAAATTACTGTTTTCATAAATTGTTTTCTGCGTATTTTGAAAATTTAACCCATTCGTTAAAATTATTTAGAGCCGTCATATTTGTTTTAACTCTTTGTCCTATTTCTTTATTTCGTTTTTTCATTGTTTTTCCATCAAACCAATAAACAGAACCAAATCTATTGCCCGATAACCATGATGTACTATCAACAGAATAAAATTTATATTTTTCTAATCCTTTTAAATTTGTAAATCCTAATCCGTGAACTTTACAGTTATTTTGTTGTGCTATTTTTAATAATGGAAAAAAAATATTGTATTGACTGCTTTTTATTTCTTTAGTAACAATTCCACCAATAGCAATAAAATTATATTCTTTACACATTTGTTTCCAATATTCTAACCCTCTTGACTTATGCCATACAGGAATACACTGTTTATTTGTCAATTTTTCAAGTTTATTTCTTAATCTCTCAACCTCTTTTATTCCTACAATTGAATCAATATCTAATTCAAAAAAATATTTTACATTGTATTTATTAATAAAATTAGCATATTCAACTATATAATTATCCCAATTTAAGTTCGAACCTGATTTATTCATATAAGTAAACGCACCACTATCCAATAAAAACATATTATATTTTAATATATTTTTTTCTTCACCTTTTATATAAACAAAACTTTCAAGTCTATTAAAATCAAAAAAATCTCTATTTTCCCAACAATGCTGATTCCATCCACTTCCTGCTAAAAAAATTTTCATAAACCTAATAATTTAAAAACTATCTGTTCTTTGCTTCCGCTATGTTTTTTAAATGCTTCGGTTACACTTTCAAAATCTTCATCCGTATATTCTAAAATAATTTTATTTTTCTGTTCTTTTGATTCGTTATTCTCTTCAAAAAAATCTTCCAAATTTATATCGTTATTAAATATAGGAACTTCTAATCCCCACTCATTTAACTTTTCAGAATCCCATTCGTTTGCAAGTGCATCCCATTCCCATTCTCCAAAACCTACGTTGTCTTTTATTAAAAATTCGTGTTTTTGTTCCTCAGTCCATTCGTCTGCTACTATAATTGGTATTTCTTTTAATCCTATCTCTTTACACGCTTTTAAACGCATATTACCACCCAAGACAACGTATTTATTATCTACGTCCGTAAAAACGATTAAAGGTCGTTTATTTAGCATATCAGGGAACTCCTTTATTGAAGTTACTAACTTATTAAATTTTCCGTCTTTTATTATTCTTGGGTTCTTTGGGTTTGGTTTAACCTCACTTATTTTAACTAACTTCATTTAATTAGAATTATATTTATATGTGTTGAATTCGTCTTTTGTTACTGCGTGTATTTCTAAAGAATACAACTTGTAATCAATAAACACACAGTAGTTTATTTCTGCTACTTTCATTATTAATCTTAAAGCGTTCCAGTCTGATTTATGTTTACTTGGATTCATAAATACTATGTAATAATCGCTTTTAAGAATTAAGCTACACACTTTTTTCGTTCGTGTTTTTGGAAAGGTTATCTTCATAACTTGTAGAACAAACTGCTAAACGTTGGTCTATGTCTTCGTATTCACTTACCATTGTGTCATCAGTCATGCATCGTTGAATGAAATCCGACTTTGTTTCTTCTGCTGTTGGTTTAGGAATTGGCATCTTCGTAAGTGTTATAAACTTGTTTTAATTGGTTTACTCTTTCTAAAATACATGACCCGCAGCTTGTTGGTTCGTTACGTACTCCAAACACTCTTGAATGAATTGCAAGTATTGTTTTTTGTTCACTTGGTTTTATTGCTTCCGCCTTTTTGTCAAACCATTCTTTTAACCAATCGTACTCAGCTTGTTCTAAACACTTCGCCTTTCTGTACGGAAACAACTCGTTTAACTTTGCTTTGCGTTCATCGCACCCGCAATCTTCACCTAATAACCATTTAGCTACCTTTGCTACTCCAGTTGCTTCTAATACCTTTTCTACTGTATCTCCTAATCCTTCACTTTGTGCTGCTAATATTTCAGCTTTAGTTCGTCTTTTTCTTGCCATGTTTTTATTTTATTAATTCATAATCCTCGTTTTTGTAGTCCTCATAATGTTCGCCTACTTCTATTTTTAAACTATCCTTGCAGTATTTTAACGTTTGCCATACTGACTTAAAACTTATTCCAGTGCATTTTTGTATTTGGCGTGTACTCATTCCAGTATCTCGGTAAAGTTCATATAGTAATTTGTCGTACCAATGCCAACTATTTACTGTTTCGTTTATTTTATTTTCTAATTCTATTTGTGCTTCCGTCTTTTCGGTTGGTTCGCTTTCATCTATTAATTGTATTGCCTCCGTTATATCGACTTTTTGAAGCCTTTGTTTAGATTTTTCAAAGTCGTAGTACATATTTCTTAAAACAACCCACACAAACCCCTTGTAAATAACTCCATTTCGGTAAAATCTTTCTTTGTTTTCGTGTTTTGCTAACTTTAAATACATCTCTTGCACTATATCCTCTGCTAAACTATACTCGCCAAACGATTTAACTACCTTAATCCAGTGTTTATGTTCAACATACAAGTCATTCAGAAATTGATTAGAGTCCAATTAAAATAAACATTAAAACAACAATCATTCCTATAATAACACGAACTAAACTTTTACCCATTTCAACCTCATTAAACAACCATTTATGAATCGTAATACTTGGAATGTTCCACGCAAAAAGTAAAACAGCCCTATCCAAAACGAATAAGGCTATTATAAAAGGAAATAAAAGTATAGTTAAATATCTCACGCAACTAAGTTATACAATTTTCTTTTATAGTTCATCAAACGCCCTAAAGCTAAACTACAAATTTCTAATTTATAGACGTATTTTTCTGCTAATTGGTCTAACATACCTTTTTTACAATGCTTAATAGTATCGGAATGGCAACGCATTCTTACCTGCATACCTTGTATTAAATCGTTTACTTGGTCTATTTTCTCAAGTAGTTCGTCTTTATCTACTACTCCGCCAGTTCCATCACATACCATACAAGTATAATCAATTTCATTTTGCTCGTAAGGTATATCAGTATCGTTAATATCGATAGTTACATAACCAGCTGCATCGCACTCAGGGCATTTTTTAAATAAATCTTTCATAATTTTTAGTTTTAATTGTTGAACAAATATAATACTTTTTAATATAACTACAAAATTATTTAAAAAAAAAGCGGAATTTTTTACGTTCCGCCTTAATGTAACTTTTGCTATACAACACCTAAAAGAGTTACCAACTTTGCCTACTTACGATTAGGACAACCTGAGCGCACAGTTCTAATGGGATGTGAGTTGTGTTTACGTTCCCGTGTACTTAGGGCAAATTAAATTTTAGTAGTCAGGGGAGGACTCGAACCCCCAGCGCCCTGTTCATATCTTTACAGTGGAGCACCTGATAATGGCTGCGTTACCCATACTTCGCATCCTGACTAACCTTTTATTTACTAAAAAACTCACCCAGCTTTTCTATTGACCTACTGGATAAACTACTTCCACTCATAAATTTATGTAAGTTAGGTTGTTTTATCTCTACTAACTTAGAAAAAGCGTTTAAACTTAATTCGTGTTTTTGTAAGTAGTGTCTAATCATTAACCTCGTTAGTTCATTTGCTTCGCTTAAAACCTTTGCTTGTTGTTTCATAGGTTATTTAAAAAGTCATCAAACTCTTTTCCGTATTGCGGTCTGCCTTGCGGCTTCGCTTGTTCCTGAACTGGTTTAAAACTTAGGCTTTGAAACTTTCCTTTTGCTCCGTCTTTTACCCAACTTGAAACATAATATTCTACGCCTCCGATTGTAGCCTTACCTTGATAGTGCGGATGCGTTTCCTTTTCTCTTTTGTCGTTAGTAAATAACGCTCCTGAATTGTCTCTTTTTTCCATTTTTATTTATTTATGATTAATCCAAATTCCATCTTTACCGCCATTCTTTTTTATTTCGTCTTTTGCGTAATTAATGCGATCTAAAGTCATATCTAAGTCGTCGGTTATAATCATTCGTGTAAACCCAAACTCATCACCCTCCAGCTTTTTAAATAAAGATGCTTCATAATGAAACCACATTGTTTCGTTTAAAGGTGAAGCACCAATATAATACACTACGTCATCTTGGCGTTTATATGCTTCGCTTTCTTTTAACAACTTATAAATATCTTCTACAAACTTAAAGTAGGCCTCGTTGCCTATAATGCTTATAAATTCTGTTTCTGTAATTGCTTTTTCCATTTTTACTTTGTTTTAATATATAATCGTTTAAATCTTTCAACTGAACAGCAGAACTCCGTTATAGGATTTGTTTCGTGTTGCCTTATAGTTTCGTACCAAAGTTTGTCTTTTTTAAAATCTTTGATTTGAACTACTTGGTCTCTGGTTACGTTCTTGTAGTAACCCATTACTTTTAAATCTTCTTTCATAATTCTTGGATTAAATTGTTATAATATTCACGTGCTAACTCTATTCTTTCTTTAATTTGTTCTATTACACTTTCGTCTTTTGCTATTTTAAAGACTTTCACTCGTTTTTCTCTTGGGATATGGTCAAAGTTATGTTTAGACTGCACAAAGTCTCTTACATCCAAACTTTCATCTATTAATCCTTGTTTCCAATGTTCGCGTCTAACCTCATCCTCTACAATTTGAAAAGGTGTGTTTACAAGGCAGTAACAAAGTAATGCTTCAGATTTACCTGATAACCATAAGTAACCCTGAAGCTGGTAGTAATAATCTTTGTTCGGGCATTCGGTTTCAAAAAACGGAAACGTTGTAGCATCCCAACTGCATTTAACATCCAAAAGAATTTCATTCGTGTTTACGTCTGGCGTTCCTGTTAGATAATCATTGGTTAGATTCTCGTCATTTTTATAGATAAATCCCAAATCAAGAACATCGTTAACCAATTCGATACCTTCGTTTTCTACTTCGTTACCTTTATCCGTATATCTGCTCCAAAACTCCTTACGTATTCCGTATTTATGTTCGATTGCAAGTTCTTGAATGTAGGTCTTTGTAGTTTTAGAAATAACCTCCCCTTTTGTTTTAGGGGAAGTCATTAATTTTCCTATTTGTGAAGCTCGTATTTTCATATCAGTAATAATGCTTTTTGTTGAACTTCATTTAATTCGAACTTTGCTTGTAGCTCTTCGGCTGTAAATTCACCGTTACGGATAGCTTCTACTGCTTTTAAGAATCGTTCACCTTGTATGGTTTGTTTTTGTTTGCTTTTTTCTTCTTCTAATCTTTCAGCAAATTTCTTTGGTTCCGTCTTTACGGCTTTTATTTGTTCTCCAGCTGCATCAACGTCTTTATCGGTTACAATACCTAAAATCGAAGATAGTGCGTAACGTCTTAAATAAGTAATTGCAGAACCTAATACTTGAAAATCATTCATTCCTTTTAATTGTACTCCTTGCGGAATATCCGTTTTACTTTCTATGCTTTCTCCACTTTCACAATGGAATAAACACGTTACTATTGTTTGACCATTAATTAATTGGGTAAAGCCTAATCCGTGTTTTTGTAATAACGGGTTAATAACTTCAAAGATTTTAGGAAGGTCAGCATACGAATATCCGTAGCCTTGTGTTCCTTTGTGAATTACTGGCACTTCTTGCTGAAATGCTGCTAAACTTTTAAATAGGTTTTTCATAATATAAATTTTAATTGTTTGACAAATATAACTATTCTTTTTAATATAACAATGGAATCAAAAAAAAATTATAAAAATTTCTTTAATCCAGTCGCGCATCGTTCAATGCTGTTTGCTCGTTCCTGAAGGCTTTTAATTTGTTCTTGGATAGTTTCCTTACAATCGCTTGTAAAGTAGCCGTTAGAAGTAGCTATTAAAGGAATAATGCCGTTTGTACGTATGTAGTTTACCATTTTACGCAAACGTACCCCAGTCATTTTAATTTTATAACCTTTCGTGTTTAGGTATTCGTTCATTCGGGTTACTATTAATTCGCTTTTAATAGGGTTCGCCTTTTTGTAGTTTCGGAATCCGTGAACCACTACTGGCAGAATCTCCATTTCTTCGCTTGTAAGTTCGTGTGTGAACTCTTCAAAATTTGTTACGCTCATAATTTAAGTTTTAATTGTTGGTTCAAAAGTAATTATATTTTTTAATATTAACTTATATCTTTTATCTTTTTTTTATAGATGTTAATTATTTCTTTCAGCTCGTCTTTTGTAAACTTCCGTGTTTTATGACCTTCCGATTCTAAAAGTGTTAATTGTTCTTCTCCTATCTTGTTAATTAATCCTTTTCGATATTCAATTAGGTTTCCACTTAAATAGGTATTGCAGTGTTCGCATTGAAGATGGACATTTAACTCATTAAATCGAACGTTCCAATGATTGTTAGCATTGAAGTAATGACCTGCGTTTTCTTTTAATGGTTTCTTTTGGCAGCTTATACAAACTTGACCTTTATCTCGTAATCTGATATACTTGTTAAAAATAATTTGAGTAGCTTTTATCAATTCCTGAACAGTCTCTAAATCGTTTTTCATTTTTGCTTTCGTCTTTTTCCAAGTCTTAGCCTTTTCAGATTCTACCCAAACACGAACGCAATCATCTTTTAAGCAGTATTTCTGCAGGAACTTTACAGGCTCAAATTTCTCTTTGCAGTTTTTACAACGTGACATCTTTAAAATTTAATTGGCTTTTTAAATCTTGAACTTTGAATTTCTCTTCTTGAAGTAACCTTTCAAGTCTAAAATTTTGCTGTAAAGCTGCTCGATATTCTTTTTCCATAGTTGCGTAAACTAAACTAATTTCTTGAAGGTCTGCTAAAGTTCTTTCCATTGAATCGATTATATCTTTTCTATTTGGGTGGTTCGTCTTTATCTCTTCTAAACTTATTTTAACTTTCAAGAAAGTAGTTTGTATTCCTACTTTGGCTGATATAATATTCAATTCGTCCATTTATTCGTGTTTTTGCTTGTTATAATAATCAATTTAATTCTTCTCCATTTAATGCAAAGTATAAATTTTGAAGTTCGTGAACATATTTAATAGAAGTAACATAATAACATCCTGCATCCGAACTATCATTGTTGTAACACCATTCACAATCTTCATAATCATAACGTACTGAATTATAATATTTACCTGCTTTAATTTTATAATTATTGTAAAAATTACTATATTCAAAACCTAATTTTAATAACCATTCTTTTGTTATTTCAATAGGTGTCAAACAAATTCCAACATAAAAACTACTCGTATTATCGTGTATTTTTACACTGTTATTTGTTCTAATTTCAGTCACTATAACGTGACCTTGTTTTCCGTTTAAATAGTTTCCTATTCTTAATTCATTTGTTTTCATAATTAAAAAGGGTTTTGTTTCATTTTTTCGCTAAACGAAAGTAATTGTTTTCCGTTAACTATATCAGGTTCAATTAAAGGTAGTTGTTTAGCTGGAAAACTATTTGACATTTTAGGTCTTACACTTTGCAATGGGTCAACTCCATTAACTTTAAATCCTAATCCTGAATTAAAATCAAACATAATAGGGTCATTCAATGCTGTGTGCTTACCTCCTGTGTCCATATCTTTTACTTTCTCAACATTTACCCACGTTACATATTTCATTGTTTCGTGTTTTACTAACCTATGAATTACAAATAAGTCATCGCAACGATTTGAAAAAGCCTTACCGCCTTCAATATGGTCTTTTAATGGTGCTTTTAAATGTCCTTTATATTCGCCTTCTTGATAAATATTACCAGTGCGACCACTTTCGCTGTTTGGATGCGTGTTTATGTATATCGTAACTCCGAACTTATTGCAGAAATCACGGCAAGAATTTAAAAAATTATAGTTAGATTGGAAGTCCATTTGTCTATCTAACCCAGTAAATGGGTCAATTAATGCTACATTGCACTCGCTTTCTTCAAACAACTTCAATAACTCATTTGGCTTGTAAAGATTTTTATTGCTTATGAATTTAAACTGCTGTTCAAGTATTGTTATTCCTGAATTTATTTGTTGATAGGTTAAATCCTTAAATCTTATTCCATAATACATCTGAAGCAAGTCACGTAATATTGTAGCTTTTTTATTTTCACCGCTCCAAATGCAAAACTTTAAATCGTGTTTAAGTGCAAGTGTTAAGAAATACCAATTAATCCAATAGGTCTTACCAACGTTATCGTGTCCGAGAATTATGTTTAGTTGGTTAGGTTTAAATCTAATGTATTCATCTAAATCGCAACCTATTTTTAGTCCGTCTTTTATTTTGCCGTCTTTGTAATCTAAAAGATATTGTAGGCAATCGCCTTCTTGTGTTATCATTGTTTAGGTTTTAGGAATCCGAGTTTAATTGCTTTCAGTTCTTCAGGTGAAATACCTTCCGTTTGTTTAGGTTGGTTTCTATTTAACCAATTTTTAGCTGTCAAATATAAAGAACTAAATTTTTTATTTTGAGAATAATTTTCGATTTGGTCTAAAATATCATCAACCTGTTGTTTAGTATAATCAATGCATAACTTGTTAAACTCGTCAACTGAAATAGATAAATGTTTAAATGCTCTATATATATTTTCTTTATTATTATCATTATCATTATCATTCTTATTATCGGCTTTTTTGGGTTTTTCAAAAACCACTTGGGTTTTTTGGGTTTCAGTGGTTTTTTTTGGTCGACCACCTTTAGAACCATTATTCCTATTGCGTTCACACGTTAAATTGTATTTTTCTAAATCACGTTCAAATTGATTTTTAAACGGAATAAAAGCCATACGCATCGCAAAATCTAACTCAGGTTCTTTTCCTGAATTATAATCTCGAATCGCTTTAAATAAAATTCCTGCTTGTTCGTTTGTTAGTTCATCTAATACCGACAAACTGTCTAAGTGTAAAATAAATCCTGTTTTCATATTTACTGCTCTAAAATGAAAAACGCCTTTAAACTTTCGGGGAGCAGCCCTACTTGTCTAAAGACGTTCAATAATGTTTTTAAAAGTTCCTGCTCGAACAATTACAAATATAATAATTATTTTTTAATCAAAAATGATTTTCTTCTAAAATTGTTGGTATTAATTCATCAAGTTGATAAAACTCATCCATTTCACGAATACCATTTGAATAAGTAGCACGATAATAACTTAACCAAGTTTCAGGGTTAGTTTCTAAAATTGCTTTTTTTAATACGTATCTATACATCGTTTTCAGGGTTTTTATAATATCCATTCGCTACGTTAACACGAACCCTCCATTGCTTTATTTTACGATAGTCAATCTTTTGCTTAGGGTTGTACAATATAAGAACTCTCATAGCTTTTCTATTTTATAATCCCACTCAATATATTGTTGCAAAGTGTCAAGTTCATTTTCTTTGCCAGTGTAATCATAATCAACTTGCCTTAAATATCCATCACCATTATCAAAACAATACCACCAAAAACCACCATTTGGATCCACTGAATCTTCTAACCATACTCTATAATTTTTCATAGCTTTTCTATTTCTGTTATAACTTCTTTTAAAAACTTAATCCGTGTTAATGTAAGCGTTTCCTGGATACGCTGGTGACAAGTAAATATAGCGCAGTTGCGTGCCGTCTTATAGTCTTTAATATGCAGTCCTACATAGAATTTATCTACTAATTCAACAGCGAACTTTTTAGGATCTTGGTTCATACGTTTGATTTTATAATTATTTCGTTATGGTTAATTACTTTAAAGCTACGCATTCTTTCGTATTTCTGCATAAACTGAAGGTTCATTTTATCGTAAACATCCTCGTGATATTCTTTGCCTTGTAAAAGCAATTCTTTTAAACGTTCTATTTGCTGCAATAAGACGGATTCATTCGTCCATTCGAACACCGCTGTAACTTCTTTTGCTTTCATATTCTAATCATATTATTGTTTTCATCAAATCTTACATTATAGGCTTTAGCCTCACAAATACGCATATAAAGTTCAATGTTAAACCTACCTAAATTCTTTTTCTTTTGGTCGTGCCAATAGTTAATTATTTCAAGAAAAGTTGGTTTCGTGTTTTTCTTCGTTCTCATCGCATAAAAATTAAAAGTGAATACAATGCACCAATCGTTACAAGAAGTAGCGGGAAAAAGCCTAAAAAGCACCTTAAAATGTCTTTATGTTCTTCATTCGCTGGGGTAACTTGGTCTAACAAGTCGTAAAAGTAATTTTTCATAGTTTAAATATTTAATTGTGTTGAGCAAATATACTATTCTTTTAAATATAATGTTACATTTTTAACAAAATATTTTTTCAGAATTAAGAATCAGCAATAATTGCTTACGGGGGTATCTCTTAGAAATTTAATTCATTTATACATATATACCCAATAGGAGTGTTTCTTAATTCTTAATTCTATAAACTAAAAAACCCCTACCGAAGTAGAGGTTTCCTAACAATTAAAATTATGAAATATGCAAAAATCAGTACAAAGATATTATTTTATTCTACGTAACAAAACTTTTTTTAATATTTTTCCTACTAACTTGAAAAAACCGCCGTTAGCCTCAACTTTCACCTCAGACCCTTCGGCAGTCTTCTCAACCTTTACATCTAAATTCTTAGAATCGTAATCTACTTTTACTTCTCCGTCTTTGCGTTCAACCTTAACGTCTATGTTTTCGGTATCTACTTCTACTTTTAAATTTTTCTTTGCCATTATGCTTCATTTGTTGTTATTACTCCTTTTGGCTCTAAATGCACTTTGCGCACGTTTGAAGGCTGCGCTATCTTCCATGCTGTTCTACGTGCCTGATTCAATCTATTCTTAGCGATACGTGAAACGCTTACTGAATTGTTTTGATTACCACCCAACACGTGATAGTGCGTTTGGTCTTCACCTACATAAATTCCTACGTGTCCGCCTCCATTTCTTTTGAATGTAAGAACATCGCCTAACATTGGTTCAGTTACTTTAGTTCCGTATTTATTCCAGTTTAAAGCCCATAACGGACGCTCAACTACTTGAAGCCCCGCGGACTTTGCGCAGTAAGCTATAAACAAACCGCACCAAGGTATCTCATCATTCGTGTAAACATTTGATAAACCTAAGTCTTTAGCCCACCCTAATATTATAGGATTATGCGTTTTACCTACAAACTCTTTAACTCCAAGTTGTTTAACTGCCTGAACTAATATTCTCGGAGCCTTTTGTTTTTTTAACCAGTCGTAACTCATTCTTCGTTTATTTCGTCTTTTGGTATTACAGCGTATTTACTTGTATCGTTTACATCTTGATGAACTGCGGAACTATTGCCTTTTCCGTAACAGTCGTAAAGGCGGTGTTTTAATTCCTGAACTTCGCTATGCGTATACCATAACCATAACGCAAGTACTCCAGTAGCGCCTTGCTTTTTAATTATTTCTAAAAATTTGGTTATATCAATCATTGTAATTAATTTTCTATTGGTGGGAATGGTGGTGTTGTTACTTCAAAAGTTTCTGGTTCTCCTAAAACAGCTTTTAAACTATCATCAAAAATAATATACCAAAATATTGGAGTATCATATTCAGCTGTTTGATAGTTAACCCAATTTTGCGTAACGTCATCTGGTGAAACTGGAATACCATAATAAGAATCTATTTGCTCTCTTGCATTAATAGCATCTTGTTCATTCGTATATTTATATCCTACAATTTCCATTAGTATATTGAATAATAAGTATTA